CATCAAACCTCCCATCATGCTACCAAACAGCGATCCGCCGCCGGTCATAGGTGCTGTAAGAAGTCCAAGCCCGATCTTGCCAAGACCGCCAAGCAATCCGCCGTAGTTGGATGCCTTAGCCTGCCACTCGTTTTGCATTAATTGCGGCATGTTGATCGGCGACGACGTGGCGACCTGCGCGAACGGTGAGCCCTGCGGGTTGAGCGTCTGCTGTCCGAAGGCGAGCCCAGGATTGGTTAGGTTGGAAAATTCTGCGAGCTGCTGCTGACGGCCCTGTAAGCCCTGACCGTAGAGTTGACTTTGCAACCTTGACGTGAGGTCGTTGTTGCTCTGACTCTTGGCTTGGTAGAACTGGTTGAGCGCGTCTTTGTACGCTTCTGATTGCGGGTCTAAGCCCTGGTTCCGTAGCTTGTTTTCAAGCGCAGATTGGTCCTTGTCCCACCGGGGCGCCGAGTAGGTCGTCGCGAGGTCGTAAGCGCGATTAAACGCGTCCCCGCTAGTATCAGAGAATGGATTGTTCAGAAAATCCTGCGCGCCAGAGAAATACTGCTGACCAAGCCCGCCAAGGCCCGTCGCATACTGCTGCCCCATCTCGCCAAGAGACGTGTCCTGGCGCCAGGTCGGGTTGCCGAAGCGATCCTTGCCGGTCTGGGTGTATTGGACGGAACCGCCGAACGGGTCGTATTGGTCTGGACGGTTCGCCGCCAGTTCGGCCGCCGTCTTCCGTTCGTCGACCTTTTGTTGTGCTTTCGCCATTGACTTGGCGCTAGGCGGCTTTGGGGCTCCGAAGCTCATCGTGTTCGATCCATTTACAGGTTTGCGGTGTCATGTAGAACGCAAGGCCGTCTTGGCCTGGTCCGTACCAATCTCGACGCACACCTTCGAACCGAAATCCCAACAAGTTCGGAGCGTGCTTCTTCATAACCTTGTTCGTCCGTTTTGTCACTATTTCGCAACGTGATGCTCCCAAATGCAGGAACACGAATGCAAATAGGTCACGGAGCACTTGACGAGTGATTCCGCCTGTGGATTCGACGCCGATCTCGACGCCGCCAGGACTGACTTGCAGGATCGAAAACGCGCCGACAGGGTTATTGTGGCGATCCACCATCCCGATCGCCCACGTAGCGCCACGCAGGGTCAATCCGTCCGGCTCGCGGGCCAAGGCCCACTGCAAGACTGCCTCATCCTGTCCAAACACAAGCTGGGTCAATAGTAGTCCCCCGTCTCATACGTGATCACAAACCCATTGATCTGCATCACGTCATCGCTCTGGTGCTCGTTATTCGACCACGCATCACCCCACGCGCTGATACCCCAATACGCCGCCTCGCCGGTTTCTAAGCTGATCCCGGTCTGGGCGCGAAACTTGACCGAGCCAAACTTTCCAAACGCCGTCGGCGAGGTCCAATCGTTGAATCGGGTTGCATTGGCCGACCAGATATCCGTGTCCCATGTGCCAACATCCCATACGCCAGACTGGTTGAACGTTTCCGAAGAGACCGTGGAAAGTGTTGAGGTAGACGAGAAGTCAACCGAAACCCCCAGCGAGGGGAAGTTGCCGCCATCGGCCAGAACGAGCGCCTGCATGGCCGTCCAACGCTTTGTTTGGCCTGGGTTGCGGTAGGCGTCGTAGGCCGTCTCACCCGTCGCTGTGATGGGCGTGGCGACATCCGCGCCGCCCGTGTCCGCCTTGTACACATCTCCAGCTACACCGCCGAAATACACGTCATTCTCGTATTCGACCCAACACACGGCGTTTTGGCTGGTGAACTTGCACCAGGCCCCTGTCAGCGTGTTCATGACGTACTGCTCTGCCGTGACAAACTCAGCCGTTGGCACATTTAGGATCAGCATTGTGCCCTTAGGGTAAACACACAATTGCCAACCTTGATTGGTAGCGTAAGACCGTGCGGCCGTTGTCATTGCGTTGGTAATACGTTGCGTCACCGCCAAGCGTTGCTGGGAGGCCGTATCGACGGCGAGTATCGAGGACAGCGCGTAGACTCCCTCGACGGTAATCACGAGTAAGTCATTTCCGTAGCGTTGAAAGCAGCGTCGGCCGATCGGGGCAGCGATATCAAACACCCCAATCAGGCTCCACGTCACGGCACTGGCGGGATCAGTACCTTGGTAGATCGCCAGCTGCCCCCGTGATGAAATGAAGACTGCGAAGTCATCGGCACCTGATCCCCCGTCCCGCGTCCAGGTTGCCATCGCCATCAGGTAACCGCCACGATCAAAGTTCGAGCCTAATTCGAACGTCGTGGCGGCGCCTGTGATAGCATCTGTGGCAAGGTAAGCTGCCGACGTGCTGTTGAGAAGCGTGAACCAAATCCTCTTCTTATGGACGTTGATGTGAACGCAATCGGTTGGCGTGATGCCGGTGATTGATGGCGTGGCCCATGTAGACCCGTTGTAGTGGCGCGGCGCATCCACACCGTTTACGATGTAGAGGTAATCGGCGCCCGAGTTTGTGAAATTGACCCATTGCCAATAGGGATCGGTCAAACTGCTCACCGACGACGTAGCCTGTCCCTTGGTTGTCACGTCGTAAATCGTGTCGGTCTCGGCGGCGAACAGCTTGGAGCTGCTGCGCCCCTGCCAGACCATAAGCGTCTCGATCTGCGTCGTCCCGGCGTCCCAGGCGTGGTACTGGTGCCCCCGGCGGACCTCGACGTAGCCAGGACGCGGGAACCAGTTTTCCAGCGTGACGGCGTGGTCCTTAGGCATGGCAGCCAGTGGGCTCTCTGCGTCCCACCCACCAACGGGCGCGGGCACGGTGGCCTGGCCGACGACCTTGGCTCTTGCCCTGTTTGGCTTCAATGGTGCGCGCATTAGCATGTTAGACCCCAATCACCGTCCAGTTGCTTCCGTTGTACCAGACTAGGGCCGCAGCTGCGCCGCTGCCTGAAACCGTACTCCCAACGCTAGGACTGTTTGCATCTGTGACTCGCGCGATCATGCCTACGGTCGGCGTTGGAAGTGTTGCGACCGTGTATCCGTTGTCGGCCTCAAAAATAGCCGACTCAACCGCTGTCTTGTTGGTAATAGTCTGCGCTTTGGTGTCTAAAACAATGCTGTAATCATTGCCCGCATCATCCGTAAACTTTGGGATGTTGGGCGTGTCGTCCTTGACCCACCACTGGCCGAAGGCAGCTGAGTCGCTTAAAGCTGCTGAAGACTCCCTGAGTTTCCATCCAATTCTGCCGGTATTATCAAGCTGGAGCGCCAGAAACTCAGTGCCGTCCAGCTGTACGACAAAAGTGTTGTTTCCAGACGTTGCGTGCTGAAGCTTGATGTAGTTGTCGCCCAGCGTTGCGTGAGGCTGTGTAATAACAAGAGTTGGAAACGTGCCGGTCGTGTTGCCTTCTATGGTCAAGTTGCCGGATGCTGTGAGAGACAGGGTGTTGGCGTCGTCCCATGTAAAGTTAGCTGTGCCTTCAATCGTGCCGTCACCCGTCCACACGGCAATCTGGTTGTCAGCTGGCGTCCCGGTGTAATCAACGTAATTGCCTAAATCAGAGATGTCGCTCTCTGTAATCGGATCGACTGTTATTTGCTGCCCCGAAAGGCTGATGTACGTGCCAGTCCCCGCCAACGTCACCGCGTCGTGATCCCGAGCCGCAATATCAACGCCATCCACTGTGCCGCTGACAGTGATGTTACCTGTGACGCCAAACGAGCTACCGTCGTAGGTTAGTCCCGTAGTCCCTTCAATGTTTGTCGCAGACGTCCAGACAGCAACCTGATTATCTACGGGCGTTCCGGTAATCGCTACGAATCCAGACCCCGTGACAAGATTATCAAGATATTCATCGAGCGCATTGGGGTCCGTCTCATCCTTATTCGGGAAATGAACCATGTTCGCAGTGCGTTGATCCGGCGTGTTGCTCATATCGTCCAGCTCCCTTCCGGCGTGAAGGGATCGAACACAGCAGAGCCACCTTGATCCATACCTAAATCGAGAATGCGCATTCCGCCGTCGTTTGACAGGCGCTGTTGCAACTCCATCTCGTAGGTGCGATAGGCTTCGCTGTAGTCCATGCCTTTGGCCTTCAGGAATCGCCAAACGACGCCAAGGCCCATTAAGCACTCGCAGAGCTTGCCGACATCGTCATCAGCCTGCCAGGCGGCGTATTCGGTATCCCCTGCGGCGTTGGTCAACCAGTTCAAGGACATATACTCAAACGCCCAGGTTTCGCCTGCGGTCGGCACCGGGTAACAGAGCACAGCGTTGCCGCGAATCCTGAAGCTATCCCAGACGGAATTGAATAGGTTGGTCTTGAGCGCCTGCCACCGTTGGGGATCAATCGGCCCGGCAACCTTGCGGCTCTGCGTCCGGTTCCAGAACGAGCCTTCGATCATGCGATCGTAATCCGACGGCAGCGCGTTGGACTGTTCTTCCGTTGCCGTAGTGGTAATCGTTTGCTCTTTGGTCAGGTCTTCCCAGTAGCCACGTCTTGCCAGTTCCCGCCCTTCCTGGTTGGCAAGGGCGAGAAGCTGACGGATTTGCGTGTCGGACGTGCCGATCACAGCGGTGGGACGCGGCAGGCCGACCTGGTCGGTGACGTCTTGGATCATCGATAGAAGCGACATGCCGCGTTCTCCTTAGGCTGCGTTGTCAGGGAATTCGACCTGATCCGGCTCGCTTTCGTCCTTGCGAGGGCGTCCGGGGCCGCGTTTCTTGGCTTGCATCTCGGCGAGCATGGCGCGGAGTTCGTCCGCTTCACGGGCTGCCAGGAGGTTCTTGGCCGAGCGCCAGAACTCCAGGAAGCCAGGGCCAAAGTCTCTGACCGTTTGCTCATCGAGCCCGGCAAACTCTTCGACGGTGCGAACTGCTTTGTAACGCAGAACAGCCGCTGCATCGCGGGACACGCCGGGGGATTTCCCGCAGTGGCGTGCCTTCGATTGCCTCATCCGGCTTTTCGCCTTTGGTCTTCTGGTAGACTTCCCACTCGCGGGGAAACTGCGCGATGACCTCGGGCGTGACTTTCTTCAGGATGTTCGACGTGTTGCCGACAACCCAGATTTTGCACAGCTCGCGGTTGTGATCGTCGTCAAAGTAGAACTCGGCGCGCAGCCGTGACGGAATTTCAAGCTGACTGATTGCTGATTGATCCATTATTTATCCCCTTTAGGTTGCGAACGGTGATGCATCTGCGAGCACCAGTGACGTGCCGTTGTCGGTGATTACTCGGGTACGGAATGTTGAGCCAGTATGGGTTGAAGACGTAATCGCCACGGTGACGTTCATACGTCCCTCGGACCTAGCATCAGTGCTGGTGTAGCTGGAAATCGTTGCCGAGCCGCTGGTAGCCGTTCCAGAACCAAGTGCAATCGGGCCTTTGTATACGGTGCAAGTAGCCATTATGGCCTCCTAACGATGAAGACGCCGTCGCCTTGGTAATCAACTTCTGGCCAGTGGCGCGACAGCTCTTCGGTCCACCAGACATGATCATGAACGCTGAGATGCAACGGGCGGCCAAGCGTTGCCGGGCCGAAGTAGTCAGGCTCGAACTCAATGCGGAAGAACACCTCGGCGCAGGCCGTTGCGATGTTGTCGAGCACGATCGAAACCTGTTCGGGAGGGATGTGCTCCATAACGTCGCAGCAGATGGCATAGCGCCATGAGACGTGGAACGGCTGGCTGATGTCGTGGAGGATAAACGGAAAACTCAGCGCATCCTCGTCGCGGCAGTTGTCCGCGAAGTCCATCAGCGTCGGGTTGAACCCAGCCTCCGCCAGATAGACCGACGCGCGCCCCGTGCCGCATCCGATGTCGAGCACCGATGCCTTGCTGGGCAACCAGGCTGCGATACGACCCGCAACGTTTGCGCCAGGCGACACTGTCCGATATTGCGGGTTATCCCACATGGCCCTGTATTTCTCGACCTCGTCCATCTCCTTCTGGGCGACATTCAAAATGTCAGGCAGAAGCCCAGTGCCGTTGACTAGGATCGTGGCGCCCATGCCCTCCAGCGCGAGCTTGACGTCGGGGAACTGCTCGGCCTGCTGCTTCATGACGAGGCTGCACAGGTATTCTTTGCCGCCGAACTTGACCCATGAACACGGTTCGGATTCGTTAATGCGCTGCGGGGCGACGTGGCTGCGCTCCCGGCTCTCGTGGCAGGAATCAAACCCAAACAGCTCGATGGTGCGGTGGCCCAAGGCATACGCCAGAAAGCAGGCAACTGGCCCGACAGACGAGGCTGATCCAATTTCGGTATAGGCTGGGCGCGGTCGCGGCAGGCATTCCTCCAAACGATCCCAAACCAGATGCACGAGCGTCTTGTCGCCGGTGACAGCGTCGACGACCTCGGGGTGAACCTGAGACGCCAGATAATAGTGCTTGGCCTTACCAATCAGCTCTTTATTGCCGATGCGGGCGTCAATCATGAACTGAGCGTCGGGGATCAATCCCTCGCTGTTCAGCCACTTCGTAGAGCCGTTGACCGTGATGATGAAGGCGCCGTCGGCAGCCAAGTCCTTGATGGCTTCGATGTCGTGGCGTGCGCTCGGTCCAGAACCGACGATGACCGCCGTCTGCAAGCATTCCTCGCCCGCAATGAACCAATCGATCGGCTTCGCGCTGTTGGCGCGGATGTTGTCCATACGGAGGTCGTCGCTGGTATTGCACAGCATCGTGACCGGTATCACGAGCGGCATGGTGGTGCCCTCGTTCCAGTGCAAAACCTCGATGCCTTGGCGCGCGTATGGAATCGGCCCGTGCATTGTGTTGTGAATATCTGCCATGTTCCCCCCGGAGGAGACGGGGGCCGAAGCCCCCGCCAATTGTTACGCCACTGCGATTGCAGGACGGTTGATCATGCAGGTGACGAATCCTGCTGCGGTGCCCGACGTAGCGGAGGCCACGGTGGCCACCACAGCGCCCTGGATCGCGTTAGCCGTAGCTGCTGCGATCACGACACCGGTGTTGGCACCGAGCGCCACACCAGCCGCCAGCGACGTGGCCGAGGCTTTCTTGACCTCGGACAGGCCGCCGATCTGATACCAGCCATATTGGCTGGCGACGTTGGCCGACATGGCCACACCGAGCGGCAGCGGAACGCCTGCACCAACGGCCGCGAGGGTCGTCTGATGCGTAGACGTGTTGTAGCTGACCAGCGAGCCAGCAACGGTTGACGCCACGCCGGTCAGGTAGATGAACTCGCCCTCCCCAGTTCCAGGCTCGTGCGCCGTGACGATCGTGCCCAGCGGATGCCGTTGGGTCGTGGACGTCTCAGCGATTGGCTGCCAAGCGCCCTGCGGAGTAGAGATTCGATAAGTCATGCTAGTTCTCCTTCAGATTGCGCTTAGGCACAGATCACAGCCTGGAGGCTGCGGTTAGAGACCGTCATGTTGCCCGCGAGGACAATCGGCATGACGATCGCGTCCTGGTTGACCGAGGACTTGTCGGGCAGTGGCTTCAGCCAGCGACCCTTAGCCGGACGGACAAACAGATAATCGGTGTTCAAAAGATACATCCGAGTGGCAGCACACTGGTCGTCAAAGATCACCGGCACGTTGCCTTTGTAGACAAGGTTGGTGAACCCGGCGCCCGCTTCGGCGTCCGACGTAAACCGCTGGTTGGCCAGAAGGCTGTCCCAGTAGTACGTGAAATACGTCGTCCCAGCCACGATGATGTCAGGCATGTCGGAACCACGGATCACGTTAAGCCATGAGGTATTCATGGCCGTCTGGATCGTGGTGGCCGAGGCCGTGATCGAGAGCGTGGAAAAGTCGTAGACGTAGTTACGCCACCACGAATACGTCGTGCCGGAGATGCCGCCAACGGTGTTGGTGTTGGTGTCTGCGACCAGTTCCTGAAGACCACCGAACTCCTTGCCGCCAGAGCCGGTGCCGTCGGCATAGAGCGCCGTTGCGACCGTGTTACGCAGCGAACGGTCAAGGTTGGTCATGCGAGCGCGAACCAGGTTGTGAATCGCCTCACGGCCCGAGTTCTGGACTTCTTCCAGGCCGGTGATCACGACGTTACCGGCGAGCTGCTTGTAGTTGAACTCGGCGGCCGTGAAGGTGTCGGAAACCGACGTATCGAGGGTCTCACTCCCCGAATACCACATCACCGTTCCGTTCTCGGCGAAGTCGATCTCTTGGACAATCGTCCGGCCAGTGGCCGGCATCATGTTGCCCTTGCGCTCGATCTGCCGAAGCAAAGCGTTATGGTTGGTGATGTTGTCGGCGATCTTCCCGGAGTAGCCCTGGAAGGTCGTCGTGATGATGTCACTAAACGAGCTGTTTGGAGTTGCCATTGTCTAGGCTCCTGATGGTTAAAAGCCGGCTGAATCGAGCGCGGCGGAGATCGCATCATCAATCGTCGTTGGCTCGGATGAATGCCCGTTGAGGGCAGCCCGAGGCGATTTCTTGATGGGTGCAGCTCGCTTGGCCTTTTCAACAGCCTCCCGCTGGCGGGCAACGGTACTCGCGGAACGCGCGGCGAGTTCGGCTGCGATCCGATCCTCGATCGGTTTCGCTGCCTTCTCATACGCCTCCTCAAGACTCTGAGCCGCTCCGTTCGCCATCAACTGACCCATCGCGCCTCTGACCACATCAAAATGAGGGTACTTTGGGCTGCCGTCGGGATTGGATGCCGAGGAAAAGCTCTCGATCTGCGAGTAAAGTTGCTGCTGCTGGAACTGTTGAACCTGGGCTTCAAGCTGTGCGATCCGGCTTTGCTCTTGAGCCAACCGGCTATCACGGTCGTGAACCTCGCGAAGCTGATCGATGTCAGCATCCCAAGGCACGGCCTGCGACATATCGAGCGGAATCCCGTAGTGCTTCGCGATGTCACCGAGGAGCTGCATCTTTTGGTCAAGCGTGCCATACGTGAGCGTGCGCTCAATCCCCGCATAGCCTTTGAGAGCCTGATCAGGGCTCATATTTGAGGCGGCGAAGATGTCCTGCACTTCACGGGCAGTCTGGACCAGATGGTCAGCTCCCTTGCGGTATTCGGCGAATTCCTGGGCCGTTCGAGTGAGAGCAGCATCACTTGCTGCCTTGAATTCCATCACAACCTGTTGTTGCTCAGGAGGCAGCGCGTTGAACTTCTCTCGGTGTTCGGGCTCCCAACCACGGAAGTGACCGTCGTCCCATGCGGGGCGTTCGGGTTCCTCGGTGACAGCCTCATCAGAAGCCTCTAGCTCGGTGTCCTCGGGCTCTTCGCCCTCTGGAGCCGCTTCTACAGGCTCATCTTCTGCCGGTTCGGCGCTATCGTCAGCAGCCTTGAACCGTCCTTTTTCGTCGCGTGCACGGCCGTCGGGTGCGGAATCAACCTCTGGGGTTGTTTCGGCACCATCGTCGCCATCAATTGCGCTGTAAATTGCTTTCGAGAGATCGTCGATCTGTTCAATCTCGCCGTTTTCCGTCACGGTTGTCTGTTCGTCTTCGTCAATCATCACTTATCCCCCGCGATTACTTTAAAGCTGCCGAACGTCAGATGGACGCGGTCTTCGCCTTCTGTTGAAAAGCGATCCACTGCCGGCGTTTCTTTGAATATGAACGTGAACAGCTTTGCCGGCACTGTTACCTCGCCTTCTTCTCCGTAAAGATATTTCAGCTCACGAACCAAATCGAGTGCGTGCACAAACATCATCCCCTCCACGGTAACTTGATATCGTTGCCCACCTGGCGGACCCCGTAAGCTCTCTCATAGTCCCGCAGGTGCTTCCTCGACGGGATATGCGTGCCGTCTTGCGTCTCGAACGGCGTGATGTCGGGCATGTAGTAGGCGCCGCCGACGATAGGCTTGGCCTCCGCCTTCGGCACCAACTTGCCGTCTCTCAGGACGTAGGTTTCGCGTGCCATCAGATTCCCCCTGCTAGTGCGCGAGCCAGAGCTGCATTGCGCGCGCGTTCTTGAAGTCGATTGCGCTTTGCCCTCTGCGGATTGCGCGAAAACTCAAGGTCTGCGACTTCTTCCGGCGTAAGAAGTTTCTCGCCAGGCAAAATGTCCGATATCGTTGTGCCGCTCTGCCTCTGGGCACCGGCTCCAGGCGTGATCAAGGCACCGGCAAGCGGGTTGGCGGCAAGGATGTCTTTAATCGTAATTATGTCATCATCCATAACAACATAATTTCGAGTCGGTTTGTTGCCCGCCTCCTGGAAGACTTTATATATTTCTTCACGCTCAGAAGTTGCCCACCGTTCACCAGGGTTGCTTTCCTTGAATAGCTGGCGTGCCTTGTCTGGGTCACCGTCCGCTTGATTCAAGAACCTACGCGCTTCGTTTGATATGGGGTTTTCCGGCAAGACAGATGGATTATATGACCTTGAAGATTGATCTAAGTACCGCACACCTTTAAGCCCAGCAGCAAGTAATTGATTGGCAATTTCCTCTGGCGTTCCTTTTAAATGGCCGCCCTTAACAAGCGATTGACCTGTCAAGCCCGTCCAGTCCCTCAACCCAGTGCCTGCATCACGCAGCGCCGCTCCTAGCTCCTGCTGTTGCTGCGGTGTGCCAAACAAATCATCAAGCGACATATCGGATAATGGCTTTTGCGACGGTGGTATCTGGCTCATTATATCAGATCGCCGCGCCTCAATTGCTGATGGGTCATCAAAACCGAGCGCACGAGCAATTTCCGGCTGCTCGCTCAACGGCTTATCCCAATCAAGAAACTGATTGGGCTCTGCGTCCACATCAACATTATACAAATAACCTGGCGTTTTCATTTCCGGCACATTGCCAGATTTGATTAACGCGATGGCCTCATCTGCTTTTGCTCTTGCCGCTGCCTTTTCCGCAGAAAAATTCGGACTTCCTGTTCTGGCTTCGGGGCTTTCAAACTCTGACCAGTATCTGTATTCAATATCTTTAATCGCCTCATCAGGCGAGCCCAATGCCTTGATTTTGCTGGCTGCGTAATGCGTCGGGTTAGAATTATCATATAATGCGCCGTCAACCACATATCTTGGCCCACCAGTCGGATTTGGACCAAATACCTTTCCGCCCAGCGCATCTTTGTATGATTTGGCAACTCCCTTCGCCTCTGCCAAATAGTGACCGTGCCCAAACGCTTGAGCACCTTCGCCCGTGCCAATTTTTGACTTATCAAATCTGTTGTGCTTGTAGGGGCTTCCATGCCACAAGTTTAACCCCATAGCCACGGCATTGGCTGGCTTTGGCGCAACCACGCTGCCGAGGGTTGCCGACCCTGCCAGGCCCTCGGCACCACGCTGGATCAATCCTTGGCTCACATAGCCTTGCGGCGCGTTCGGGTCTTGGGCGCGGCCACCGGCTGCACCAACCGCCATCAAGGCGTCGGCCATAGGCTGCGGCGCCGCCAGGCTCCACCGTTCCGACCCGTCCGGCAGGCGATACTTCGCACCCGGCAGCATCGCGCCGCGCGTACCTTCCACGACTTCCGCTTCAGGCGGGAGGCCGAGAAGGTATTGGCCGAGAAGTTCGCCGAGGCTCGCCATTATGCTTTCGCCCCATAGGTCCATTGATCAAGGAGTGCGCGGATGACTGGGTCTTGCTGTTGTGGTGCCTGCGTCGGAGGAGGTGGCGTTGGTGCTTGCAGAGCCGCAGCCATGGCCCGATTGTCTACAGGAGCAGCCGGCGGAACTTGTCCCAGTTCTGGGCCTGTGACCATTCGTGATACAGACTGAGGGCTAGGTACAGGAGCACTAGGATTGGCGCGAAAGTCGGCCTCAAGAGCCTTTCGCCATGACGCCTCATCAAGACCACGACCAAGTTTTGAGGCTTGCGGCAGCTGACCCCGCTTGGCGTAGGCTTCGCCGTGGCTCATGAGCTGAATGCTTGGATATTGCGCCTTAATTCTCGCAATCTCGGCGCGAAGTGCTTCCAAGTCTTCGGGTCCGGGCTGCCCGCCAACCGGTCCAGCCCATGCTAGGCCAAGGCTCTGAGGGTTCAGCCGATAGGCGTGAGGCGCTTTCTGACCATAAGGGTTATCGGGGTAGCGATATTGGACTTTTCCGCCAGAAACGAGCGCATGATAAGGATTGAACCCTAAAGGCTTGCCCGCCGGATGGTTTGACGGGAGCTGCCCATAGTCGTGCAGGATGAGGTATCGCGGATCGAAAGGCATCAGTCACGATCCTCCGTTGATCGCTCTGCCATCTCTTCCATGCGTTCCATGTCCAGCTCAAATTTCCGAGTGTATGCAGCCATGTCCATTTCTTGCTTGGCGAGCTGTTGCTGCATGGCGATCGAGTTGGCTTCGATTTCGGCCTGGATTTTCATCATGTCGGCCTGGAGCTGCTGCTGTTTGGCCTGCATGTCCATCTGAGACTTGGCTTGATCGGCCTCTGTCTTCATCTGAAGACCCTGGAGCTTGAGCTTTTCGACCTCTTCCTGCGGGTCAGGCGGTGGCGGCTCGGGCGGCTGCTGCGCCAGCTCTTCCATCTCCTGCTTCATCTCGTCGAGGGCGTCTTCCATCGCCCTGGAGCCCTTGAAGCCACGCACGCCGAATTCCAGCATGGCGAGCGTCAGCTTCTGCATCGGCGGGCCACCCATCTGAACCAACGGCATCGCGTTGTTCATGAATGTCGCCATGGACTGCAACAGCTCAACGCGGTCCTGCTTCTCTTGGGCGGCGTCCTCGAAGATCGTCGAATCCGTCTCAATATCGATGTGGTAACTGCGCAGCCGGTCGGAGCGCATGATCTTGATGACTTGGTCGATCGTCAGCACGTCCTCGCCCGGTGGCGGTGGCGGCTTTTGGCCAGTCATCATTGCCTGCATCTGCATCTGGGCGTATTGGGCTTGCAGCTCGGCCATTGACGGCAGATTTTCGCCGGTCATCTCCATCAGGATGTTGGGCTCGACGTGCTCGGCGATCAGTTCGGCCTTGATCCGCATAGTGTCGCGAATCCACCGTTGCACGTCCTGTTGGCGCTCCTTAATGCGAGCCGAGCCGTATTGAGCTTTTATTGATTGCGCCGTTGCCGTTTCACTCGCCTGGCTCTGGCCGCGCATGATGTCTGAGATGCCCGTGACTTCGTAAATCGTCTCAATGAGCTGCTGACGTTGTGCGTACAAACCAGTCAGCACATCAATGGCGGGTTTCAGGTCTTCCGTCTGGAACGCACCCTGAAACCCGCCGGCCTGAGCAAACGCGGCGAAGTTTTCAATCGGGATGAATTCGTTGTCGTTGGCGCGCGCGAGGCGTTTCAGTTCCTTGATGGCTGCATCATAGGCGCCGCGCCGCTTCAGAGCCTTGGTGAGCCGGCTGATGCGGTCGGTGATCTCGTCGAGGTCGTCAATCTGGTCCTCATACTCGACGATGGGCGAGCGCGGAACAAATGTGCAGTTGGTCCACACGCCTTGGATTGGTTCCGCCAACGGCCAGAACTCTTCCAACTGATACGGGTCTTCATCGGCGCGCAGGATGTAGGGATATCCCTTGACGACCCACAGACGCTCACGCTTCGGCTTGTGCCAGATTTCCCAGACCTCGGCGCGCTTCAGGTCTTCCGGCACGTCCGAGTCACGCTTGTGGCCTTCCAAGTCCGGCGTCCAGTCGAGCGGGATGTCGTCGGCGTTGTCGAAGCCCTGGTCTCTGAGGTCGGCGCGGGTCATGTAGTGCCGGAACCCGCACCACCACACGTCAGACCAACTTTCGGCCTGGCTGTGCAGGAAATTGCGGTAGTAGACGTGTTCGTCTCGGATCATCTGGCGGACGATGATCTCATTGCCGTCAACCTCGTCGGTTTCGGCCTCGTAGCAGACACGCACGATGCCACGGCCGGCGAGGCACATGTCCTTCACGGCGCGGCGGTTAACCTTGTCGTGCTCGGTGGTGTCTTGCAGGAACGACAGCGCCTTCTCGGTCATGTCGGCGATGGTGCGGGCCGTCTTGTCGTTGGCATCGCTCCAGCGTTGGCGAACATCTGGCTTGGCCTGCTTGGCGTAGAGCGCGGACATCACCGTCTCGGTGTTGGCGAAGACGATCTGGAACCGCTTGCCGGCGTTCTTGCGGTTGATGTTGATGCGCTCGTTCAGGTAACGCTTCTCGAACTTCTCGGCGGCCTCCCAGAAGTCCCTGTGCTCCTTCTCGGCGATCATGAGCTGTTGCAGCCAGAACCGTGAGGTGCGCGGCTTGGTTTGCGGGCGCTCGGCGTCTTTGATGTCTTCGCTCGGGTTCGTCTTATCGGCCATGATTAGCTATCCGCGTCGTAGGCCGCCTGCTGCACCTCGATGAGCGAGAAGCGAGCGGTCACAATGGTGTTGATCGTGTCGGATTGGGCGGTGAGCCAAAACACATCACCGGGCGAAAGCACAAACGGTTGCTCAGGATTCACGCTGATGGTGTTCTCAACTGCCGTATCGATGTTGGCGCGGAACACCTCGTATTTGCCGTTTGATGTCGGGTTGTAGACTTGGCCCCGAATGGTCACGGTCGGTGTAGTTCCCGGCGCGATCTTGTTGACGTTGATCCAGAGCCAATCAGCCAAAGCACTGGATTGAAGCTGCGTGTGGTAGATGCACTGCTGCGTCGTGCCAATACCCGCCGGGATTTGCGCCAACGTCGCGCCGCCGGTCGTTGCGGTGATCGTGATCGTTCCAACGTTTTCTTGCGCGCTACCAGCCAGAGCAACAGCGACACGGTTGATGCCGAGCCAGGTCGTCGTGGTCACGACGTTTGTCGTGCCATTCATGGTGACGGTTTCGGTCTGTATCTTGCGGTTAGCGTCAATCCCGGTGATCTGGATGAGCTGTGCGCCTGTGCCGGCGGGATCGCCATCATCGGCTGTATCCGATGAGACAATCGTCAGCGTGCTGGCGGTCGTCGGCGGCGTGTAGGCGCCCCCAAACGATGCAATCACCTCTTCACCCGTGTCTACATCAAGATTATAGCCGAACTTATTGAACGTCCGATGGCCCTGCCGAAGCCCAAGGGCTGCCTCGTAGTGATAATCTGTCGGGCGGACGGCTGTAGCGTCGTAGTCCTGGGCGAGCGTGCCATCAATCGGTGCGTTAAGCGGATGGCGGTGGCCATATGTGGTTTGCAACCGGAAGTATGTCTGATCCGTCCCGTTGTTCGTGTAAATCACGCGAAAATACTTGCGGGTATTCGTGAAGCGGTGCGGCGGGTTGATCGTGTTCTTCTGGTAGTAGCGCGTAAGCGTCGAGTCGATATTCGTGCCGTCTGGGCTGTATTGCACCGAGTATGTGCCATCCACGTCGGTCGATACTGACACCACGATGTCAGGCCATGCGCTGATATCTTCCCATTGACCCGTGTAGACAGCGTTGGCAGCGAGCGGCGTTGTGCTGCTGTTCGTGGTCGAAATGGTTGATATCTGACCGTGATAGAGCTGGCTCATTCCTCATACTCCAGCTCTTCCATCAGGTCGTTGAACGTGATGGGCTTTAGCATCTCCTTGAGTC